TTGCTGTTGACGCAGTGCTTCTTCTCGTAGTTTCTTAAAGTCTTTCATTTATTTCCTGTAGGTAAAACTAATCCCGCACGAACATCATGCATCAGTTCTAGTTTTTGATCAATAGACAGAGTATTTGGTATGCCACTCATGAAAGCAGTTGTCTGCAAATCTTGTGCTGCCTTTCGCATCTTAGTTCCAGACATACCCTCTGCACCATCAGCATCAGGATCTCTAGCACCAGCAGAGATTACTTCAATACTCCTGAAACAAAATATAGTATCACCACTTTTATCTGGTACACAATTATATTGATTCAGTTTCTCTTTATAACTATCCACTCTATCAGATCCAGCAACCATATACAAGTGGGTGTAATCTTTCATATACAACCACGTTGCAGCATGTAAGAATGTTACTACACTCTTGTCAACCACAAAATTAGATGCATACTGAGGGAACATCTTTTTGAGATAGTCCATCTTCATATCATATAATAACGGATTGCAACTCTTATTGTCAAACTTTGTTTTCTTATGTGATTGACTAGCGAACATGTAAGCATCAGCGTTGTATGTTCTAGCAGCTCTAGCAACTGCATCAAACACTTTTGCGTGTCCAATGGTTGGTGGTTGAAATCTGCCGAAACAATACACTGCTGCTTTCATTTATCTCCTGCTACCCAATTCTTAGATACATTAAAGTTGGCGACACTGAATGACAAACGATCAACCAGTTTTACGGCGTTGGTTCCATCACTAATAGCAACATAACCTTCAGGTGCAGTGATCTTATATCCATCTTCGGATCTTAGATAAGTACCAAATCTTTCACCCTTCTCAAGTTTTCGGATGAACAGATGTTTTGCTGACTGCAATGTAGTATATAGTGCAACAGTCTTTAGAAGAGCAGTTTTGTTTGCTTGTATAAAATCAAGACCAGCGTAGGTCTTCATATGTTTCGTTGCTTTTGCCTTAGGTGTCTTCACTTTGGCAGCAGCTTTCATTCCCTCTTCCTCAAAATATTTTTCAAAATCACGTACAAAGTTAGCAGCACTATTAATTCGTCGTCCCTGTCTGACATACGTGTTGAAGAAGATTTTTAATCTAGGTCCTACTGTAAGTTGATCGTTTGCTTCGATCTGTTCCGCTACATTATCTAGGAATCCACCAGCAATACGAATGAGTGAAGCACTGGCAGTCTTCATCCTTTTTAATTTACCAACTTCCTGTGTAGTAAGCAATGTATCTTTCCCCAGAGTGTCAGTCTCTGCACTAAGAACTAGAACATCTTTACTAGTTTTTAGTTTTGATACATCATATCCAAACCTAGCAGATAACTGATCTGGTGTAGATCCTGTGTATGTGGTGTGGAAGACTACGCCTATCTTAGCTGTGTTTGCCTTGTCATACATTTCATTGTCTTCACTGACAGCATATGTAATCGTGTTTGGTTGGAATGTAATACATTGTTTGCCATCTATTTGCTCTTTCTTTTTATCAGTAGTAAAAAGCAAATCCCCTTGGGCGACACCAGTAATTCCAAGTGCTGGAAAATACTGAAGTGCTGCTTTCAATTTCTCTACAAGTCCAGGAGCATGTCCATGGTTTCTTTCAATATCTTCATTAGTGAAGTTTACCTTCGCTTCTTTATTGAATACAGACTTAGTGCCTACAAAGAATTGATTTGTTCCAGGATAGATGCCACAGAATATAGCAGGTGCGCCATCCCACTTTGTAGTAATTTTAAAACTGCTATTGCTTGTGCCACTAAAAGTTTTGCCAAGAAGATCTAAGAACTTAAAGGCATCAGATGCTCCTTGCTTTCCATCCAAAAGGATGCTGTCTTCTAAGTGTTCTAGGTGTGTGTTCTTGCTCATCAGTATACCTTTCCGAATGGTCCGTATTCTTTACCTTCTTTCTTGGACAGGAATACTAGGTCTGTAGCAAATCTATTGAGATCTTTGGGAGAAAGCATCATGATTTTATGCAACCAAGTAATCTGCTGCAACTTGGAGTTGGCAACCCATGGTTCTTCATTGAAGAGGAATAGCAGCGTGTCCAACATTTTGTCAACGTCTTCGCCACGACCGAAGGTCACGCCCTTGCCCTGTAGATCTCTGATCATTCTAGCATACGTGTCCCTCTGTGCAAGGAACTCGGCAGGGGAATATGGGTAAGAGTCTGGTTCTTTTTTGAACTTTACTTGGTAAAAGTCCATCAGACCCAAGACCTTTTCAACCGTTGCTTTTCCTAGTCTCGCTGCAGCTGCACCTTCTTGTGTTGCCTCATATTTAAGACCACTTTTCTTAGTGCTGGTGTTCGCTTTGATCTGGAAGTTGTACGTGGTTGCTCCGTCATGAACGAAGAATCTGCTATCCTGTGTTTCAATAGTTATACCACCATCTCTAGTAGATTTAACACCCAAAGGACATTGTGCTTTGCCTGCTTTATATTCCAGTGTGAATTTATTTCCTACTTGTCTTTGCTGTAAGAACTTTCCACTGACATTGACTGCTTGGAACTTTGCTACTTTTCCAGATACTTTTTTAAGAGAGATGCCAACAATATCTTTCCTCTTATATGCAGATCTGAGAATTGCATTCAACTGAAACAACTGGGTTTGCATACTAATAGATCCTTTAGGACCATCGTACTTACAAGTATCATCAATTGCTTTTCTATACTTTTCTTCGTTACGAATCATCCAGATATCAGCAGGATCCCAGTTGTCTTTCTGAGCGATCCCATAGTTATCCTTCACAAAGTCAGTCACATATTCCATGAAGGTGTCATTCTTTTTCATGCCAGGTAGTGTGTAGTTCTTACCTGCAGCAGTAACACTAGAGTGAGAAGATCCACGGGTGAACTCATCAAACTTTCCGTTCCTGATATTTGCAAGGACTGCTCTACTTTGTGCATAGAAGTTTTCTACCCAGTCATCATCAGGTCCTTCTACATCACCAAGTTTTCTCCATATATCTCTGAGAACATCAAAAGTTTCTTTGTCGTTTTTGATTCCTTGCCAGTTAGTGAAACCACCAGCTTTCTTGAATGCTCTATGAAATACCCACGCAGATCCAAGTTCCTGCATGGCAGTCATCGTAGCATCAGAAATTGACCTGCCCTGTGAATCTACTAACTTACCAGTCTTCTCAAACTTTACCTTCTGTGGTCTCGTATACGCCTGACCAATCTTAAAGATAATTGTAATATACTCACTTTCTTTGTAAGTATCAGTGTTTGGTTTGTTCTTGTATTCTTTAATAATACTATTGATTGTAGATGCACTCGATTTAATTGTAATCTGCTTAGTGCCTCTACGGTTCTTGTCTGGAAGAGGGAACTGTGACATGTCCCAATCGTCCTTGTCAACCCTAAAGACCGCATTAGGACCAGCAGCTCTAAAGATGTTCTGCATGGTAGTCCTTTGCGCCTTGGTCTTGATAGGATACAAGATGTCAGATGCTTTTACGTTTTGATATGCCATAAAAAATCCTCCCCCTAATATTTAGAGGGAGGTATGACTACACATCGTATTTTGTCCAGAGTTTACGAATGTTTTGGGTGATTGGCATACCACTTGAATAAGTCTCAAGTAGTTCTTCGTTCTCATCAATAATGATTAGAACAGGAGTAGCAGTGACACCATACTTCTTGGCAAGAGCGATGTTCTCTTCTGGGATTGGTTCGTCGCTGAAATCTTCTAGTTGGACTTCTTCGATAAGTTTAGTACGGTCATCATTCAAAGCATTGAAATAACGCTTTACCAGACCGCAAGGACCACAAGAGTCTTTAGTGAATAGGATAAATCTAGTCTTCATTCTTAGGTGCTTGTGATGGGACAACAGGATCACGGGAGCGGTTCTTGATTACAATGAACGCATCCTTGTTATACTTACGAGTACCTTTGACAGGTGCCCACTTGGTGCCAGCACCATCAATCTCATAGACTGAGGTGCCACCAATCTCAACATGGATGTCATCGTTGACAACATCCCACCCAAGAGCAGCGACTGCTTGGACAAGTGCTTCTTCAGTATAGTTCATCTTCTTTTTCAGTTTCAATCACACAGTCAGATGTGGGATAGGATACACAGGTCAAAATAAATCCTGCAGCAATCTGGTCATCATCGAGGAAAGACTGATCCGACTGATCAACAGTTCCTTCTACGAGTTTACCAGCACATGTAGAACAAGCACCAGCACGGCAGGAGTAAGGAAGGTCGATACCTGCTTCATCAGCGGCATCTAGAATATACTGGTCATCAGCACAATCAAATGCTTGTTCTTCACCAGAGGGGGTTTTAATAGTAATGTTCATCGGTCGTTAGCAGCGCGGTTTTCAGAGTAATAAGAATCAAAAGTGCCAGCAGGATAACGCTTAGCAAGTTTTTTGATGTTAGTATCTAGCACTTCTTCCATGCTGATACCCAGTGATTGTGTTGCTTGAGCAACATACCACATGATATCACCCAGTTCAATGATCAGGTGCTCCCTGTTGTCTTCGTTCCAAGGTTTTCCTTGAAACACCATCTTCTTAATGAT